ATAGTATATACTTAGACATAAGTAAGGGAGATAGAGACAATGGAACTTATTACACGGTTGGTAGAGGCGGGCGGCAAGGAGTGGACGGGCGGAACGAATCACCGGGTCTACTTCAAGCCAGAGCGCATCCTTGGTCTTGAAATTGAAAAGTACCAATCTGGTTCACTGCGTAACGTCACACTGGCTGGCGAGCGAGTAAGCAACAGCAAGGCCGGTAAGATTATCAACTCCAAGTTGTATGTGGATGTAACGACCGGTGAAGTTGTAACCGACCTTGAACCAGAGTTTGCAAAGATGGCACGTATCGCAATCTCAACAATCTAAACCAACAAGCCCCACAGGCCCCCGCAAGGGGGCTTTTTTGTTTCTGTGGGATACTAAGCGCATGGGTATCTTTGACCGCTTCCTCGGACGTAAAGCCGCAGCCAACCCGACGCAGGCACTACCGCTGCCTTTGTCCCAGTCACGGGACATCTACCTAACCGGTTACGGTTCCGGTCAGCTGCAGACATTGCTACGCCGTGCGCTTCCTGGAAGCACCAAAGACTGGTCAAGGATTGCCGGTGACCTTGGGCTAAACGGGGTTGTAGCATCTGCTATCGACTGGTACGTGCGTAACTATCCGCAGGCCACCGCGCGGTACTACCGACCGGTAGATAGCCAGCAAGCAGAGCCTGTCGAAGACCACCCGGTAATCAAGCTGATGGCTCAACCGGATCCGATGATTATGGGTAGCCTTTTCTGGGGCTGGGTCATTCAGGACTACAAACTTTTCGGCAACACGTACTTGAGAAAGATTCGATCTACAACCCGTGGCGTAGTGACCGCGTTGCAGTTCTTGCCGCAGGACATGGTGCGCCCTGTCGGTAACGGCGTAAACCCTTTGACCCACTACGTCTACACCACGGATGGCCGCTCCTTTGATATACCGGTATCGGACATAATCCATATCCGGTACAACAGAGACCCGCAGGATATCCGCCTTGGACGCAGCCCGGTAATGGCGGTACTACGCGAGATAGCCACCGATAACACCGCATCTACAACCGCTTACGGCTTGCTTGCGAACGGTGCGATGCCGTCTTTGATTGTCGGGCCTGATGCCAAAGACCAAACGGTTGATATCAGCATGGATGATGCCCGGCAAGTCAAGCGACAACTACACGAAGACCTTACCGGGGACGGTTCAGGCGGCATCGTGGTTATGACTGGTGCATACAAACTCGACCGGGTGAGCCTTACGCCGTCAGAGCTTGCGCTAGATTCCGTAAGGCGTGTGCCGGAGGAGCGTATCTGCTCAGCCCTTGGCATCAACCCGATGGTCTTAGGGCTTGGTAGTGGCTTGGAGCGCAGCACCTATAGTAACTACGAGCGCGCGCAACAAGCGGCTTGGGAAGACGGCATGGTGCCACTACTGCGTACCCTTGCTGATGCGATTACCGCTGACCTCCTGCCAGAGTACCCAGAGACGCAGGAAGGTGACTTTATACAGTATGACCTTGAAACCGTACGTGCTTTGGCTGATGACCTAGCGGCTGAAGCGGAGCGGGCAGAGCGCCTGTACAAGGCTGGCATCATTGATAGGGCGGAAGCCAAGCGCATAGCCGGGCTGGAAGCCGTGCCGGAGGATGAAGGCATCCTGCATCCATCCGCTATCAGTGTGCAGGCTGGCACCAGTGCATCACTGGCAGAGACAACTAACGCCGCGGGTATCTTGATACGGTCTGGTTATGATCCGGGTAGTGTGACTTCCTTCCTGAACCTCCCAGTCCAGCACACAGGCGCCGCACCGGTTACCCTGCGGGATGATGCAGCCAAGGGATACGACATCAAGGCAGCACCTAACGCCGGCATGAAGGAAGCGGCACAGCGCGCGCTTGACTGGAAAGCCGAAGGGTTCGATGGTGGCACGCGGGTAGGCTTGGCAAGGGCAAACCAAATCGTCAACGGTGATCAGTTATCCGATGACACGATACTCCGGATGTATTCTTTCTTTTCCCGCCATGAAGTAGACAAGAAGGCTGAAGGCTTCAATGCCGGTGAGGAAGGTTTCCCTAGTGCTGGGCGTGTAGCCTGGGACTTGTGGGGTGGTGATGCCGGCTTCCGCTGGTCTACATCCAAGCGGGACGCTATGCAGCCTGATGGCAAGAGCATTGATTGCTGCACTCCGGGGGTAGTGTACAAATCTCACCCTTTTTACGGGTACGAGCTGGAAGCCAGCTCAAGCGAGTAGATGACGGCACGGGCAGAATCTATGCTGCATCCCAGAAGTTTAGAAACGACTTGCTGGAGCGTGAAGGCGTAGCCATATCCCGGATGCAACGCGCATACAAAGCCGCTACTAAGGCAAGCATTGATGAACTGGAAGCGCTGGAGGGTCGTATCCAAGAACGGCTAGATAACGGCGAAGACCCAAGCGACACCATCTTGTGGATGCGACAGCGCATCATAGACAACATAAACGAGTTAGGAAAGAACCTACAAGCCTTTGCGATTGAGGGGGCTACGATAACGGCTGATGGACAACTGCAATCTGCAATCCTTGCGAATGAGACAAGCGTCAGCATGGTTGAAGCGGCGGCAGGTCGTAAACCGGCTAACGTCTCCCTCGGCTCAAGTTGGACAACCTTGCCAGACGAACAACTGCAAGCCTTTGTCGGCATGGCGGGTGATGGAAGCCCTCTGGGTGAGCTATTTGCAACCATACCGCAGGTAACCACAGACGCGATGCAGATGGCTTTGGTACAAGGCATAAGCCTTGGTGAAGGGCCACGGACAGTAGCTCGACGGGTACGCAAGGCTGCAGACATCGGCAGGTATCGTGCAGAGACAATAGCGCGTACCGAGATGATTCGAAGCGCCCGTGAAGCGCAACGGCAACTATACACCCAGAACTCAGCGGTACAAGGTTACCGACGGCAAGCCACGCAGGACAGCAGGGTTTGTTTAGCGTGTCTGGCTTTGTCCGGTACCCTGTCAACCACCGATGAGATTATGCCATCGCACCCGAACTGCCGGTGTGTAATGGTGCCGGTAACCATGAGCTGGGCAGAGATAACCGGCGATAGTAGCATTCCGGATACACGCCCTCCGGTAGCGACTCCTGAACGCATCCTTGCTGGTCTGTCGGAGTCTGACAAGTTAGCTATCATGGGCGCGTCACGCTATGCTCTTTACGCTGAGGGGCTACCGCTGAGCGACATGGTTACCGTGCTGCCTAACGCAGACTGGGGGCCTACTACACGCGTACGGCCGCTACGTGAGCTTGAAGGATACGAACCGGATCTAACGACATACCTATGAAAATGACGGTGTGGGATACTTATCATATGGACGTGCTGACATCTACAGTAGACGGAATCAAGAGTGACCGGCTCGGTTACGTAAAGGGTTATCTGGTGCGTTTCGGCGATACCCAGAGTGCTGACCTTGAAGGTGACTATTTCACGAAGTCAACCGACTACGGCTTTCCAATGTCCGAAGGTAAGCGGGTACCACTAAATGTGTACTACCACCACGGTATGGATACAAGTGTAGGTAAGAAGTCTATCGGTACTGGCTACATCAAGATGGACAACACCGGGCTTTGGTACGAGGCTCAGTTGGATCTAGCCGACGAGTACGGGTCGATGATTGCCAAGCTTTGCAAGCAAGGCAAGATGGGCTTTTCATCTGGTGCAGCTGCTCACTTAGTGGAGCGCAAAAGCATGGGTGATGTTTGTGAAATCACCCGGTGGCCTATCGCTGAGGCATCGATTACCCCAACACCAGCCGAGTATCGTAACAGCGTCAAAAGCCTAAAGGAGTACTACGGCATGGAGCCTATGATGGATGGCGAAGAAGAAGAGATGGTTATGGCTCCAATGCCTGAGCAGTCCCCGGAAGAATATGCCGTATCGGTGTTTGATGAATCTGAAGGTGACCTGATCCACGAGGGACTTGAAGCCTACTACGATGCTCTTTGTGGAGCCATCGAAGCCGTATCGGATCAAAACATGGCTGATGCCATCATTGATGAATTTGCAAAACGTGCAAAGGGCTTGTATGCCATGCACGGCATGAAGAGTGTACAACCCGCTTCCTTGCGTGGTGTAGAACGTCGGCTGCGGGATGCAGTCGGTCTTAGCCGGTCAGCCGCCAAGCGGCTTGCTCCTGAGTGTTGGGATTCTCTGCGGGATGCAGACCAACCAGAACCGCAACCGGTCATCGTAGTCGAGGCGAAAGCCCATGATATTGATGAGCGAGCAAATCTGCTCGCCCGTCTGGAGTTGCTAACACAACTATGAACCTCACACAGTTACAGAATCAAAAAGAATCTGTGCTTGCTACCGCACGGGAGCTTGCTTCCGGTAACGGTGACCTTGCACAGGTCAAAAGCCTGATGGCTGAAGCCAAGGGCATCGAAGAGCGCATCGAGACTATCAAGGCGCTTGGACAAGGACATCCAGTGGCAACAGAACAACCAGCAGAG